ACGGTAATTGATGATAGCCGAATAATGCAAAATATAGCAGGTAACGAAGGAACATTATACACGCGATATAATGCTAATTATCCTCTTTCTGCAACAACTGATAATATAAACTTTTCAACTCCATTTATGTTTTGCGTACTAGATGCAGCAACCACGTTTACAGAAACTGGTGCAGCTATTGGTAAATCTTCACAAATGTTATTAGATATTACTACAGCAGGTTATGTACCTACGTGGTCGTCTAACATAAACTGGGCAGAAGGCACTGAACCAACATGGGGCGACTATCAAAGATGGCACTGCTTTTTTACAGTTGTAGCTTTAGATGAAATTAGAGCGACTGCATTCGGATATGGCGATATTACAAGTGTAGGCACACCTTCAAGCTGGCCTGCTGCAGCACAAAGTTTAGCTAGGGCAGGTGATACAGGAAATAGAACTGCTTATTCAGACGAGCACGAAAGCGGAAACTTGGGCGCTACTGGTTCAGTTTCAGGTTCATCATCAGTCACGACATATATTACACATAGAGCACCTCAAGGCGTCGACATAGGCTTAGGTTGGAATGGAACGGGCGGTGCTCAACCAGGATATTGGAACCAAAGTAACAACTTCATTAGCAAATCAGATGGTGATACATTAGATACATGGATAGAAACTAGTCTTTCAGCAGATTCGGCCAGATTTGTTAGAAAAAGTATTGGTGGCACCGTTATTGCTGATTCTGGATACATTTCAATAGGTACTGTTGGAAACCAAATAAGTGTTGCCACTAGTGTGTCTAGATCTAGATCAACGTCAGGATCCTCAAGCGGTAGTAATGAGCAAATAGTAGAATGCTGGTTAAGAAAAACAGGTTATACAGATACTAATGTAATTACTTACCGACATTTTGTTGAAGTTTATGTAAGTGCTTCTGGTTGTTTCCTTGGCTCAGCTAATCTATACAGATGGAATGTTGATACAAATACAGCAGATATTATAACAATGAGCGACGCTTATGAACAATTTGTTGCTAAAGAAGAAGATGCAGTTCATCACGTTATCGGTACAGACGGAAACAATAAAGAAATATTAGCTTTCAGTAAATTTGATTTAGAAGATACTTTCTATGCGTTCAACGGAAACGATACTTTTGTTTCAAGTAGTCACCCATTCTTAACAACTGACGGTTGGAAATGTTGTAATTTAGAAGATGGTAATCATGATTATCCAGATCTTGAGTTAACACAACTTGCAGTAGGTGACACATTACAAAAATATAACGCTGCAACGAACGAATACTACGAAGAAGAACTTACATCTATTACACCATTAACAGGTGAAACAAAAGAAGTATATTTACTTGATGTTGGCGGCGATGACACGTACGTTGTTGACGGATATGTAGTTCATAATAAGTAAAGGAAATAAAAGATGCCAAGCCACACATTCAATACACAAGCAGGGTCTCTAGCTACAGGCGGAACAGGCGGTGGTTCTGCGCAAGTTACCGGTTCTGTAACAGTTGAAAACGTAAGAGATGCAAGCGAAGGTACAGGTCTTCAAAATGCCCAACTAGCTTATGGTTCAACGTCCGCAGCTGCCGACACAGATCTACAAGTTATCTTTAAAAGACCAACTACTACTCAGGTGCAGCTGAGGATACAAGACGACAGCTCAGCATCAGGACCAGGCGCAGCAACAGATTTTGACACTGCTCAAGCTAATAATCCAACATCTGGCACTGATTTATACAATGATTTGAGCGGGGCAGTTGAAGGCCCTAACGGAACTGGTTCAATTGCAAGTCCTGGTACTTTTCGTTGGACTGTTGCAGAATACCAAGACGGCGAAGGCATGACAGAACACAGGCTTGAAATTTGGTGGAATGGTACTCGTGTACACTTACAGTTGATCGGTGGAGATGCTGTCACATCGAAGACTGTTGGCGCATATACATACACTCCTGGAAGCACCTACGCGTCAAATTCAACTACCACACATAAACAAGTCAGTAGAACTATACCAACATTTTCAGCTTACGCGTTTAACAGTAATGTAGGTACTATAACAGCAATTAGAATGAAAGTTACTGTGTCAGCAATGACGAACACCGCTGGTTCAGTAGCACCACTTAGAACTCTAGCTGGAACCCCGTTGGCGTCAGGTAGTAATGATTCTGGATGGATAACTTCTAATCTTAGTGATGGTATAACTTTAGATATACAGCACAAGCCAACGACTGCTACTACTCCGTCCGATAACGCAACTTATACTTTTGTTGCAGAAGTAGAATTATGGGCTAGAGCTTCTGGTGTATCTGACACAAAGCTTAAAGACTTTGGGATGTCAGCAACTACAATAGTAGACATATAAGATAAATATTAAAAACAAGAGTTAAATTAAATGGCCATACCAAATACAAGAGAACTTTTCAAAGATTACATTCTTAGAAAGATCGGCGCGCCTGTTATTGAGATCAACGTATCTGAAGAGCAAGTAGAAGATCGTATTGACGAAGCTATATCGTTTTGGAGAGATTATCATTATAACGGAAGTCAACAAGTTTATCTTAAGCATAAAATTACTGCAAGTAAATTAGAGCTTGATGCTGCAGTAGCAGGCAACTTTGTTGTGGGTGAAGAGATCGTCGGTGGTACTTCAGGCGCAAAAGCTACAATTGCAAAAGATTCTGATGGTAGTACAGTAGTTTATGATTATCTAACACATAAAGAACTAATACCTTTTGAAGCAAATGAAACACTTACTGGTGTTTCCTCTGGTGTAACTGCTACCATTACAACAGTAACTAAAGGTGATAGAGAAAACGGCTATCTTACCCTACCTCAAGGACTGCTTGGTATCTCTGGTGTATTTCCATTAACATCTAATCTTTCAACTGGTTCTGGTATTTTTAATGTTCAGTATCAATTTGTTTTGAATAACATTGAAGATATTACTGGTTATAACGTTCAAAACTATTATATGACAATGAGTCATTTACAATTCCTGCAAGAGATTCTTGTAGGTAAACCAATGATTCGTTATAATAAGCATGTTAATCGTTTGTATATCGATGTCAATAAAGACTTCCTTACACCAGGCGACTATATTATTATTGAAGCATATGATGTTATTGATGGTGATACTTACGGAGATGTTTGGGGCGATCGTTGGTTACAAAATTACGCAACAGTTTTAGTAAGAGAAAATTGGGGATTAAATTTAACTAAGTTTACCGGTATGCAATTAGTTGGCGGAGTTACATTTAACGGTGAACAGATTCTTTCAGAAGCACGTGCAGAACGAGAAAAGATGGAAGAAGAAGCAATTCGTTCTTACCAACCGCTTACTTATAACTTTATTGGATAATGTTTAGATGGCAACCAATGTATTCTTTAGAAACTACGATAACTTTAACGAACAGAATTTAATTGATGATTTAGTTATCGAGAGCATACGAATGTATGGTGTTGATGTTATGTACATTAAGCGTACCATAGGTGCTCGTGACGATGTTTTAAACGAAGATGATTTACCACTATACGATGAGATGTTTCAGTTTGAAGCTTATGTTAAAAACGTGGATGGGTTTGAAGGTGAAGGCGATTTCCTTTCTAAATTCGGTTTACAAATACGTGATAGTATTACATTCACTGTAGCTAACAGAACATTTGAAAGACATGTTACTAGAGAAGTTGTCGAGATCATAAGACCTCGTGAAGGCGATCTAATATACTTCCCTCTCAACGAAAAAATGTTTGAAATTAAATTTGTTGAGCATGAAAGCGTATTCTATCAGACAGGTGCTTTACAAGTACAAGACATGAGATGTGAGTTAATAGAATACAGTGGCCAACGATTTAGTACTGGCCATCCGAATATTGATAACTACTTTGATTCGATTGATACTACAAGCACTACAAATTTACAAGACCTTGCTAATACAGAAATTGACGGAAGTGATTCTCTTGCAAGAAACTTTACATTCGAACAAGAGGGTGATAATATCCTTGATTTCTCAGAGAGCGATCCGTTCACAGAAAATATTAATATAAGTGATACCTAATGGCTATAGCTAACTATTTCTACAACAGTACAACACGTAAATATGTGGCACTTTTTGGTACATACTTCAACCAATTACAAGTTAAAAGAGTTGATAACGGTGGTGTAACACAGCAGTCAATGATTGTGCCAATCTCTTACGCTCCTTATCAAAAGATATTATCTCGTTTAGATCAGAATCCAGACTTTAAAGCTAAAGCTGCGATCACTCTACCGCGTATGTCGTTTGAAATGACAAATATGCAGTATGATTCAGAACGTAAAATATCACCTGTTACTAAGATCAGAAAAACATCTGTAAGTGATGAGTTCGGTGGACGTAAGTTTGTTTATGCTGGTGTTCCATACAACTTAGATTTCCAATTGTTTATTATGACTAAATATCAAGAGGATGCTGTAAAGTTATTAGAGCAAGTAATTCCATTCTTTAACCCAGACTATACACAAACTGTCCGCTTAATGGAAGGTATAGATCCTATTGATATCCCTTTGATATTAAATAGTGTTTCAATGGATGAAGTATACGAAGGAAGCTTTGACGAACGAAGAGCGATCGTATATACACTTAACTTTACTATGAAAGCTTGGTACTTTGGACCTGAAAAAGAGAAAGGAATTATTAAGTTTGTTGATATACGATATGCAACAGACTCAACCAGTAATACTACACCAGAAGAGTTTTATACTCTACAACCTGGTATGGATGCTAATAATGTTGCAACTACAGACCAAGATCTTTCTGTTGATTACAGCTTAGTAGACTACGATGACGATTGGGATTATGCGGACGGAATAGCAAATACTGCACCAACTGTATAAAAGGGTTGACAAAGCACTTAAAGTGTGTTATAATATATAATGATTTTTAAATTATGATGGAGAAATTATGAGTAAAATTGGATTTACATGCAGCGCATTTGATTTATTACATGCAGGTCATGTACAGATGTTAAGAGATGCTAAAGCACAATGTGATTATTTAATGGTGGGATTACAGATGGATCCTGCTAAAGATAGACCAAAAGACAAAAACCCTCCGATACAATCTATTGTTGAGAGATATACACAACTCAAAGCAATATCTTACGTAGACGAGATCATACCCTATAACAGCGAACGAGATCTTGAAGATATACTAGAACTATATCATATTGATGTTCGTATATTAGGTGATGAGTATAGAGATAAAGAATTTACTGGTAAAGATATTTGCCGTAAACGAGATATTGATCTCTATTTTAATAAACGAGATCATAGGTTCAGCACATCAAAATTACGCAAGTCTTGCGCTTGGGTTAATAAAGATGGTGATTGGAAAATGACTCAAGAAGGCTAAATGAGATATGATAGACTCAGATCTGCCGCTTATGGAGAAGGCCGAAGATGGTTCAAGTGGTGGTTAGTATTTACAGGTCAACGAAGGTCATAAATAAATAATGAAACAAGATAAAATTGCAGAGGTTCTCAACATGCGATCACTACAAGACGCAGACGAGAGAAAACAAGAAGTTCTAGACGAACTCAACCCAGATAAATTGCCTGACCTACCAGAGATAACTGTTAGCAGCGATATCGTAGAGGTCGAGGGCGAAATACAGCCTCTCGCAGTTGTAGACAGCCAAGCTGATGAGAATCTAAAAGATATTGAGTTAGCCAAAGAAAATATTGAGAATATTATTAACTTGGGTGATGAGTCAATCAAAGAAATGGTTGAGATTGCAAAGCAGTCTGAGTCACCAAGAGCTTTTGAAGTTGTATCCACTTTAATGAAAACACTACTTGACGCCAACAAAGATTATGTTGAGATGTCAACGAAGAAGCGATACGCTAAAGAAGAAGCAAACCCAGCTAAGAACGAAGTTACTAATAATAATTTAATAGTATCTACTGCAGATTTGCTCAAAATGATAAACGGTGAAGAAGAGAATAAATGAGTAATGGATATTTAGGAAACTCTTATCTCAAACGTACAGGAGAGGCACTAGAGTATACACCTAAACAAATTAAAGAATTCGTAAAGTGTGCTAAAGATCCTATATACTTTGCTAAAAAATATATTAAGATTGTTCATGTTGACAAAGGCCTTGTTCCTTTTGACATGTACGATTACCAAAAAGAAATTTGTGATAAGATATTTTCATCACGACGTGCTTGTGTTTTAACTGCTCGTCAGTCTGGTAAGACAACTACTGCTGTCGCTGTTATCTTACATTATATTTTATTTAACGAATTTAAGACAGTAGCTATCCTTGCTAATAAAGGAGATGCATCTAGAGAAGTTATGGGTAGGCTTAAGTTAGCTTATGAATCATTACCCAAATGGTTGCAGCAAGGTATTGAAGAATGGAATAAAGGTAATATCGCACTAGAGAATGGTTGTCAAGTATTAGCAGGAACAACATCATCAAG